TTATGGAAAATAAATTGGATTCATTGAAGGAACAAGTTGAAAAAAATAAAGAAGAGTTTTTACATAGTGTAAGAACTTTTAATTATGCGTTAAAAGTGTCTGAAGAATCTCCTAACACATTTACTGATGATACGTTGGGTAGATTGATTGGAGGTATAAACACTTCTTATTACGAATATGTAAATAGTAGACTTGAATTTACAGATGAATATGTAAAGAGTATTTTAGATAATAAATCAGACAACAATACTAAAAAAGATTAATTATGACATCAGAAAAAGACATAAACTATTGGAAAAATAATTGTGAAGAAGATTATATCACTACACCAATTAGTGTGTTAAGATATATTTCTGAACTTGAAAAACTTGTTCCCCAACAAGAAATATCAGATGAAGAAATAGAGAAGTTTGCAGATGAAGAACTTGGAACTATTAGAACTGATTTTGATTTTGGCGTTATTCAAGGAATGAAATGGTATAGAGAACAATTAAAAAGTAAATAATGAAAGAGTTAGAGCAATACGAAAAGGTAAATCAAGAAGTTGTTATTCCTGTTAAATCAGAAATGAAATTGCTTGGTAAAATAAGACCAAACAAAGGGCATAAAGTTTTTAAAATAAACACAACTACTAATGAGATATCAGAAGCTGAATATTTTTATGATGCTGTAAGTATGTTCTCTTCAAGCTATGAAAGAAAAAAGAAGCTATCAATGGAAGAAGGATTTGCTTACATATCAGCACTGAACAAACAAAATGCTATTAAAAAGTATAAAAAATTAAAGAAATGAATAAACAACAAACAATGCATGTTGGCATGATGAACTCATACAACCTGCTTATGGATAAGGTATCATTAGATACCGTAGTACAATCAGGAGTAGGAATATTTGCACACGTGCCTGATGACGAGCCAAGACTCGATGATATAGAGATGATGATTATATATTTTCAAGACCACGACATGTTTGAAATATGCTCAGAACTTGTAAAGTACATTGAAGAAAACTATAATCAGAACGGTAGCCTTAAAGGAGAGCAGTGCGACTGCGAATATCCAACCCTAAAAGAATACACACGTAAAATGAAATGTGCAACATGTAACAAAAGACTTAGAAAATAATGGAAATAATACAAAGGAGATTAGGCTACAGCAATACAGATATGCTGAAGCACTGCGAAATATTAAAATCAGTTATGTCAAAATCAAAAGAAGCTAAGATAGGTAGAGGCAAGACCGTTGAGACAATTCAGATACCTAAGTACAAAGAAGATAAGGCTATTGTTGAGAAGATTAATAATAGCCTTACTCATTACGCAAAGCACGACTTTGACTTCAGAGATTATCAGCGTGACATCATAAGCAGAGGAGTTGAGATAATAAACAAGCACCGCTTCTTATACTTAGCCATGGAGGTTCGTACAGGTAAAACACTAACAAGTCTCGGTATCGCAAACGAAATAAACGCAACAGATGTATTGTTTGTTACAAAGAAGAAAGCCATATCATCAATAGAGAACGATTTCAATATTCTTAAGCCATCTTTCTCTTTGTGTGTAATAAATTACGAGAGCCTTCATACTATCGACCCTGACATTTGTTGGGATTTAATAATCTTAGATGAGGCTCATGGCATTGGTGCGTTTCCCAAGCCAAACCTTAGGGCAACCATGGTAAGAGACTTGATTAGGAAAATGAAACCAAAGATTATATTGCTATCAGGAACTCCAACGCCTGAGTCTTACTCTCAGATGTACCATCAAGTGTTTGCCATACCGGGCAATCCTTTTGCTGAGTTCCCTAACTTCTATCGTTTCTGCGATAAGTATGTGAAGGTTAAAGAGAAAAAAGTGAATGGACTTATGATACGTGACTACACTGATGCGTATGATACAATACTTGAGAAGATGAAGCCGTACACCATCAACTACACACAGCAGGAGGCAGGCTTTAAAACGGAGACTATTGAAGAGGTACTTGAGGTTGCTATGAAGCCATCGACCTATAAGATAATCAAGAAGCTTAAGCGTGACTTGGTTGTGGAGGGAAAGGATGACGTGATACTTGCTGACACGCCTGTTAAACTTATGATGAAGGTGCATCAGCTATGCTCAGGAACTATAAAGTTTGAGAGTGGCAAGTCAATGATACTCGATCTGTCTAAGGCTGAGTTTATCAAGGAGCACTTTGAAGGATTTAAGATAGGCATCTTCTATAAGTTTAAAGAAGAACTAAATGCGCTTCAGGAAGTGTTTGGCAATATGATTACGACAGATCTTGATGAATTTAACGAAACAAATAAAATCATAGCTTTACAAATAGTTTCCGGGAGGGAAGGCATATCGTTAAAGGCCGCTGATTATTTGGTATATTACAATATTGACTTTAGTGCAACAAGTTATTGGCAGTCAAAGGATAGGATGACAACAAAAGACAGATTACATAATAAAGTGTATTGGATATTTAGCAAAGGCGGAATAGAACATGATATATATAAAGCTGTTACAAAAAAGAAAGACTTTACTATTAATCATTTCAAAAAAACGCTATGTACAGATTCCTAATGATACCTGTGATTATGTTTTTAGTTGCATGTATTGGATATGTTTATACTATTATTATTTACTTTAATGACGATAAAAATGGCAAAAAATAAATTAGCAGGGAAGCACCCCTCTTACGACAAATTAAATATGTCGCCTGAAAGAAGGAAAAAGAAAATAGCTTACGACAAGAAGTATGCTGCTTCTGAAGAAAGAAAAAGCTACAGGGTAGAACTCAATCGTGCTAACAGAAAAGCAGGAACCTATGGCAATGGAGATGGTAAAGATATGAGCCATACTAAGGTAGGCAAGTTAATATTAGAAAGCGCACGTAATAACAGAGCAAGAAACGGACACAATGGTAAATCAAGCAAGAAGTGACAGAGCAACAAATACAAACCAAGAAGATAAAAGAACTTGAGGACAAGGGGTACTATGTAATAAAGCTTATCAATACCAACAAGAATGGAATACCTGACCTCATAGCCATACCTCGTGGCTCCGATGTATTATTTGTAGAAGTCAAAGGCCCTAATGGGAAGCTTAGCAAACTACAGGAATTTAGAATCAAAGAACTTGAATCATATCAAATCAAAACAGAAGTACACAAAGGATGAAACCACAATCAAAAGAAATAATACTGTCTGACATGGACCTTCTCAAAGGAATAATTGAAGAATCGTTCAAGACGAAGATAATAACAAAAAGAAGGCATAGAGAAATTGTAGACGCGCGCATGGTGTTTGCAAAAATACTTAGAGAGAGAGGTCACATATATAAGTCAATAGGAGTCTATCTTAATAAAGACCACTCAACAATTATACACTATGTAGAGCAAGCTCCTAATATCTTTAAGACAGACAAGAAGTTAATGGACTTGTACCTTGAGTGTAGAAATAAGTTTCTTGAGAACAGAGAACCTATAGTGCTGCACACAGACAGAGATTTAGTCAGAGAAGTGCTATCTTTAAGGAGCCAACTTGATGATCTCATATCTCAGTATGAGGCTATAAAAGAAATAGAAAAAAAGTACGAAAGACTAAATTCTATTATAAATCTAATTGACCTGCGCACACCGGTTGGCAGTGAAAATCTAATCAAAAGGAAAATAAATGAATTGTTTAATGAGTAATTTATGGAGCAAAATAAAAACCTCGATAATGACAGGGCATTCAGGATACACCTGAGAATACATCATTGTCACATTACATTGTCTAACATCTACGAAAATTTAGTAGATAGAGACTTTGACTCCGTAAACAAAGACGCTAAACTAATTATAACTGAAATCAAATTTATTTTAAAAGCATTAGAAGATGATGACTTTTGATACACCTGAAGACCTAAGAAGAGAAAAGAAAGCCATTGAACTATTCGTGAGTATGTTCAGTGGCTCATACCAAAAGCTTGACCCACAAGATGTAGACTATAAAGTCTTTGACAAAGACAATAAGTTAATAGCATACGCTGAGGTTGTTAGTCGCGTGAGAACAATGGTTAATGCTTACCCACTTCCAGTACCTGCAAAGAAACTTGTCAAGCTGTTTGACAAAAGAATACCGCCTGTTATTATATGGTCTTGTGATGACGGCATCATATACGCCAAAGCAAACGAGCTCAGAGGGGAAATAATTTTCGACTCTGAGCTCATTGTTTATTACAAGAAAAGTAAGGAGTTTAAGTATATTAGGTTTACTTAGTATCTTTTAAAATATGACTTGTAGTATGATTTCTTATAGGTACCATCCCTATTCTTTTTTCTTTTTTTTCGTTTAGAATAATCGTACTCTTCATCTTCAATTATCTTTTTCTCTTTTGTTAGGTCAGACTTCACTTCTTTTTCTGTATTATTTTTTTCGTAATAATCACTACCCTCTCCAAATGTCTTTTCGTATAAATCAGGGTCATACCTTTTCATGTCTGACTTGCTATCGTATCCTTGAAGCATCTCCTCTAACTTTTCCTTTTCTTCTCGTCTCGTCATCTTCTCCTCTTCCTTCTGATCCTTTCCTTTGTATGGAGCTTCTTTTGCTTCTCTTATCTTTAACTTTATTTCTTTTCTTTTGTCAGGCTCTGTTTCTTCTTCAAGCATTCTATTAAGTGCCTCTACCTCAATTTTCATTTTATCTTCTTTCTTTTTAAGAACATCAGCTCTTTTGCTTTCTACTTCACGAGTGTACGCTTCTTTACCCCCTTGCTTTGTACTACTATTTTTCTTTGCCAATCTAAGAGAGTTTCTAAGGACAGCGTTCATCTCCGCAGGGAAACCAATAAGAGAACTACCTGTCGACATCAGTGCAACATCCCCTAATGCATCAGCCGTTTTTCTTGAAACGTATTTTTCTCTTCCATACTCATCCGTATACTTTCCGGTTGTAGCAATTTCAAATGCATCAATTATTGAATTGGCTTTGTCAACAGCAATACCATATAAACCCAAAGATTTCGCTCCATTTTGTTTGAAGCTTGTCATAAGATTGAACTTATCCTCTTCATCTATATCCTCTAAGTCTTGAAAATAGCTGAGTGCCTTATCTGCGCCAATAGCTACCGGAACGTCAAGCACAGGTAATGGAGAAAGTACATCAGTAACTGTTCCTGTAGTCTGAGACTTATTCAGCATTTCCTCTCTTTTCTTTTTATCATCATCCGTCTCATTTATACCCATTGCCTGAACGGCTAAACCTCCAATATAAGAAGCAATGAGATATTGAGTATACTTAAAAGTAGCCATTTCTGCGCCATAACCTGCAAGTGATTTAAACGCAGTTATCCTGTCTTCTTTTGTAGCATTACCTTTTTTTGAAAAAAGAGATTTCAAGTCGCTATACATTCTCATTGTCTGATTCATTCTAAAGCTTGCAAAAGGCATAACTGTTTTTACCATTACACTTTTTATTGGGTCTTTAGTATTCATGAGCTTTCCTTGCAAGTCAGCGTCTGATATGTTCTGTTGTCTATCAACCATATCTTGAGCGTAATCTGCTGCCTCTTCATTTATCTTATCTTTTGCATAATCAAACTTTGATGGGTCTATGCCTTGTTTCTTCAATCCTTTTTCATAATAAGTAATCCAAGAGGCTTTTGCTATCCATACGTCAGGCTTTTCAACAAAGGCCTTTAGTGCTATCTCATTTGCCTTCCCCAACAATTCAATTACTTTTGAAGCCTTTGATGTAGCGGCAGCCTCTGCTAATTTATTTATTGAGTCAACGCTAACTCTCGACTTGCCACCTCTGATAGCAATACCTCTTTGTGAGTTGTTAATAAAATTTACCTTGTCTTTGTTTCTGAAATAAAAGAAATCAGGCATCTTACCGGCATTGATAATTGTATTTATAGCAACAGGAATGGTCTGCTTAACAGGCTGAGTTACACCTGCCAAAGCTGTAGCTGCACCTGCCGTACCGAGGTTGCTAAGTTTTCTAAAAACACTTGTCAATTCATCTGTAACAACAACTTGCCTTTGCCTTGTAGTTCTTATCAAGTCAGGTATAACTCCTTCTTTTCCGCTATTTCTAAACAACAAATCACGGTCTTCCTTATTAGGTATGATTTTCTTTATGGCTTTGGAAGAAAAGAACGACTCTATCTGTCTTACTGTTCCTGCAGTATTAATGTCCATCAAAGCGTCCTGATATGCATTAATCATATTCCTGTCAAAAGATAAATCAAAGTATCTATCCTCCATACCATCAGCCTCAGGTCTTGTTGACTTCTCAAGTACGCCTGTCTTCTTTTTGTATACACCCTTACCGAATATGTCATTGTTGCTATTAAGAAATACAGACTCTCTTGAAGATAACTCAGGAGCTTTCTCCCCTCCTGAAAGCAAAGAGAATTTAAAGTTGGTATAGTTCAAATCTCTATCTAACTTTTTATTGTAGATGCTCTCAGATACATCAGCCAATTGGTCGTATATATCAGACCACTTATCAATCCACCAATCAACAGCCTCAATGTTTTTATCGTCTGATTTTTTTAATACCTCATCAACTGTGTTAGAATCTTTCAATACTTTGTCGTATGATTTCTGATATACATCAGCCATTTTGCGCTCCTGCTCGGTTCCGTCTCTTAAAAGTTCTATGCTCTTTTCTACTAACTCCTTCTTTCTTTTAAACTCAGCCTTTTGTTGCTCCGGGGTCCCGGGTATATCTCTTTTCATGGCTGCGATAATACCTCTCTCAGCTACGTTATCAGCCGTGTCAAACGCCTTGCCATTTGCTTTTTGATTGTAGAACTGCTTAATGAATGAATCAGTAAGCACATTCATCGTTCTTTGTACAGAAGCTTTTTTGTTTACCAACTCAGTAATTCCTGACAATCTCTTAAACTCTTCTGATGCTGCTACACCACGAAACATTTGTTCTGTTAGGTTAGGTAGTGTTGATATCTGTTGACCAAAGGCTCTACCTGTCTTTTTGCTGAAGAATAGCTTTAGCTTCTTAGCTACCACATTATTTTCTATTGCTTTTGCTAAACTATCTTTTGCTTTGTAGTCAGCATAAACTGTCTCCATGTTTGCAACTGATCCATTGCGAATGAAATTGTTTAACGCATCAATAACACCAAGCTTCTCTTTGTCGCTTAAATCCCTCATGTCCATAGACATAAACCTCTCGGCAATCTTCTTTCTGTTTTCAGACAAATCAATGTCCTCTCCGGTTAATGGGTCTTTGCCTGTGCGAAGCATTTCATCAACCATGGCAGCGCTTGAGTCAAATATCTTGTTTACTCTTTCAGTTATCTTCTTGAGAAGACTATCATCAACTTTAGTATTGCCTTCAACCTGACCCGTCTTAATTAATTCAAGAACCTCGTCATCACTTAAAAACGTAGCGTCATCGCCCATTATTCCTCTTGCTGATTTTATTAACTTGTCCTTATCAATTTTATACTGCGCCTCAAGCATCTTATCAACATATTCGCCCATCTTAGCGATGTCAATCATGTCCGCTATTTTTATGGGATTATTCTTATCCTTTGTAATCTTAGAACCCTCTAGTGACTCTCTTAGCTTTTTAGCCATTTCATTATACTCGTCAATATTTTCAACATCAGATGGACGTATTTTCAAGAATTGTTTTGCAAATACAGATAATTCTGCGTTCTTCTTTTTGTTACTTGCAAGTGCTTTTATTGCTGCTCTTACGCCATTAGCGTCATTTAGTTTGTTATCATACTCTGCATCCTCAAATAACTTCTCAGCATACTCGATAACTTTTTCAACTGCTGCATCATCCTCTAAGTTAACCTTGCTTATCTTGTTTAATAAGGCGTCTACTTTTTTTGTGCTAATGGCTCCTGACTTTTCTATTTGCTTTATGGCTGCCGCAAATACCTTTCTTCTCTCCATCAAATCCTTAGCCGTCTTTAATCCTTCTTTAACGCCTCTGCCAAATGCTTTTATCTGCTCTTTCAATGCAGCCTTTTCAGTCATGGTAACCACTTTAGGCGGTTCAATACCAAGTATTGTCTCTGCGCTTGGAGCTTTCTTTACTCTCTCTCCAAACTTCCTAACTACTTCTTTTACCATTGCATCTTGCTGAACTTGACTAGCGGTCTTATATTCATTCGACTCTGTCAATATCTTTAATGCCTCTTTCTTTTTTGCCTCAACTTCAGCCTTATATTCTTCAGCAGCAGCCTTAGCCTTATCAAGCGTTTTCTTGGCCTCTTCTATCTTAGTGGCATTACCATTCTTCTTTGCAACTTTAAGCTTGTCCTTAGCCTTGTTTAAATCCCTATCAACATACTCCTTGTACTTAGGTATGAGCAGTTCAATATCATCCATTATAGATGTCTTTGTTTCATTACCTTCAGCCATGGTAACATTAGTAGGTTTGCCTTCAGATACGGTAGCGCTTCCTGTTTTTATCGTAGTACCTAACGCTTCATTAACTGAGGATACAAGTTGCTTTTGTTGTTCTGTTCTTTCTTGTTCAGGAACTTTTAATGCTTCATTGTATGCTTCAGCAGGAGTGCTTACTGTTCCTTCTTTTAGATCAAATATTGCACTACCTTCAGTGAAGCTATCGGGAGACGCCTCATCTGCTGTTTCTTTTGCATCTCTAACATCAACTCCCTCATATCCCATTTTCTTTAATATGCGAGTTTCTAATCTATCTGTTTTATAATCATCTTTAGATGTCTCTTTTGAGTATTCTTTTAATTCAGAAGAAAAATCTGTATTTTTTATTTTATTTAAAAATTCAGGCATCCAATATTCTAACATTTGAGAATATCCATATCCTCTTGAATTGTTTTCTATTGATTCTTCAACAGTTAATTTGTTTTTAACTAAGTCGGTAGCTAATCTTTTTAGTGCATTTTTTACTACCCAATATTGAGGTGTTGTCAATTTGAGTAAATTGTATTTTGAAAAATCAACTATTTTAAATCCTTTTTCTGTAGATTTTCTTGATTCTTTTCCTACAACTTTGTTGGGATCTGATACAAAATAATATCCTGTAAATGGCATATCTCCATTGTAAGATTCTGTAGCATAATCTGATTTATCTTGTAAATTTCCAACATGATATCCTGCATCTTCAAAAACTTTAGATGCAGCATTAGCGATTAATTTAGGATTTTTTTCTGCAATATTATTAAGTTCTTTCTCAACATCAACTCCTCCTGTCTTAGTCTCCGTTCCTTCAGCCATAGTAACATCGCCACGCTTTGCCTCACTATTTCTTTTTAGTAATTCATTTACTGCCTGTTCTTGCGTTCTGCCAAGAACATCTCCATAAAAAGACTTTGCAGTGTATGGCTTTGCTTCTGCTTTATTGAAATCAGCATTAACAAAGTTTCCAAATTCCTTATCAATGACCATTCTACCTATTGGTTTGCCATCTAAAGTAACTGTTAGATTGCCCCTACCATCATCCTCAATTTTTGTATTTTCAAACTCATACCTCCATGATCCTGTCTTAGTTTCCGTTCCTTCGGCACTGGTAACATCGGCACGAGTTTTTGGTTCCCTGCTCATTGGAACAGCTTCAGATTCATTTTCTAAAGCATAGTCAATAAGTTCTTGTTCTGTTTTAAATGCACCACCAAAAGCATCTTCGAAATCAACCTTAAATCCGTTCTTTTTATAGAAATCAATAAGTTGCTTTTTGCTTAATCCATCACGGCCAAATGGCTTTGCATCAAGAGTGAGTTTTACACCAAGCGCATCAGCAGCATCTGTTATATCTTTCATAACAGCCTTGCCGGTGCCTTTGCCTTTATCAAGAGATAATATTGATTCAATAGATATTTCATTCCTATCTCTCTTGTCAAACCTATTAAATTCTAAAGAAGCCTTATTTCCATAAACAAATGACTTGTTATCAATAGGATTTTTTTGAAGCGGATTTAAACTGTTAAGTTTATTAAGAAACCTATTTAGTATATTATCTTTTACAAATTGAACTTTTTGAGGTTCTTCTTTTTGAGGTTCTTGCTTTTCATTTTTATTAGGCTCAGGAATTTTGAAGAAATTATTTTCAATATTCTTATCAGGATTTTTGCTTCTTTTTACTAACTCATCAATAGCTTCTTGCTTAGACTCTCCAAGTACATCTCCATAAATCCATTCAACAGAATAAGGTTTAACTCCTGCTCTACTAAAGTTTGCATTTTGCCAAGTTTTTTGACTTGGATCGTAATACATTTTACCTATCTCTTTACCATTAAGAGTTACTGTATGCTCGTTATCTTCATTCTTTTTGGTTTTAACTATATCTGTTCCACTTGTCATTGTCTCCGTTCCTTCGCCACCGGTAGTAACCTCAGTAGGACCACCACTTGTAGTAGCGGTAGCACCGCCTGCACCAATGGTAATTGTTGTGCCTTTAGCAGAAGCAGGAGTAGCTGTAACCTCAGGAGTAGACTCACTAACTGTAGCACTACTACCTGCTTGAATAGTTGTGCCTTCAGGCCTAGACTCAGCAGCTTTATGCGCCTCAAGCATTTTCTTGAAGTAGTCTAACGAAGCGACGTCATCCTCTGTTGGATTAGCTTCCTCTTCATAAAACTTAATCTTCTCCTCGTAATACTTTATAGGGTCAGCAAAGTAATCCTTAGCCTCTTGTACATCAGTCTCATCATGATTATCGGGGTTATCTAAGATTTCTTGGAACGCGTCTTTCTCATCAGCGATGGCTTGACTTTGTTCGGGAGTGATTTCAAGTTTGGCGTTTCCTTCGCCCACTTCTTGCAATCCCAATTCGGGTTGTTGGCCGAGTAGCACGCTTTCATTTGTTGTTTGCTTTTGAACGGCATCTTCTTTCTGTTTATTGGTTACTAATTCAGTTAACTCATTATTTAATTCTGCAAGTTTTGCTCTTTTCGCATCAATAAATGCTTTTATAGACGCTCTCTCTGAAGGTAATTTTGAATTTGTGAACTTATCTGACAAGTCACTCAGTTCAGCATCCAAATTCATTATCTCTGTATTCAGTTCTCTTTTTCTTGTGCCAAACGTAGAGTTATCATAAGCATCAGCAATAGCCGATATCTTATCAATTATCATCTTCTTCTCATTTGCTCCAAAGCTCTTATTGTTATTCATTAAATTAATAAGCGCGTCTCTATGCTCAACAATGTCATTGATTGTATTGTGAGCATCTATTTTATTTTGCAACTTAACAGCCTCATCTCCAAGCGTCTTCTTTTTTTGCATGTCAGGCTCCCTCAGTATTGCTTTTTTTATAGCATCTCTTGCGGTCATCATGGCTTGTATATCGTCCTGAGTAAGATTTGGGTCGTAAGATATATCAAGGTTCGCCTTAGTCTCATTTATGACTCTTCCAAGAGAGTTAATTGGATTGTCACTGAGTACGCTCTCATAGTAGTGGTTAGCTTCATTTTGGTTCTTATATATTGAACCTGCATGCAACAAACTAAAACCAACGCCAGTACCTGCCTCCATAATCATTTCTTCAGGCGTTAATGCTCTCCTTTCTGTAGCAGCAACTCTTAATGCCTTAGCTGACGTAAATACACCTGCATTTGCAAGTGGATTTGATATAGCCGTAGCTATAGCGCTATTAAGACCTGTCTTTGATATTAATTTAGCTATAGCAGGAGAGACCTCCCCTGCAGTTACACCAAGCACATGCATATACGCACCTTCAGCCGCTCCTTCTAATGCACCATATAGTGAGTTAACATATGGGTCTTCTCCTTCTTTAGTCTCAGCCATGCCTTTTATAGCACCTTTCGTTGCCATTATCTTAGTGAATGGAGAAGTGACTGATTCTTTTACAAGCTTTGTAGTTTTAGGTAAGTATTTTTCTACTACCTTAGCAGCTTGAGGAGAATATTTTTCAATAACGGGAACTGCTTTTTTAGTTGTTGTTTCAGCCCATTTAGCCGCTGCTGATTCAGCATATGCAGGATTGTCCATAGCTGCAGCCAATACCAAATCAGGAGCCATCCCTGCTATATTCTTAGTTATCTCATAAGGTATCTTCATTACTCCTTCAGGAGCTACTTTTTGCTGATACTCCTCTATGTCTTTTAATTGGTCTTTTATATTTGAAGAGGCATTGGCAAGCGCTGTTATAGATTTTGTTTTTTGCTCTTGAGGTAAGACTGAATTGATTATCAAGCTTGATACATTACCAATTCCTTGCAATATCGCTCTTGGGTCAATAGGAGACATATCTCCTCCCTTTTTCTTACTTAATTGCTCTAATTGGTTTTTTACAGCATCACTCGCAGGCTTATCTGTATCAGGAATATCTCCTCCAAAAAAATTGCTTTCATTTAATTGATTTTTAAATGCATTCAATACGTCATCAACAGGCTTTAAGAAACCTTCAGACCATATATTTGAGGCTATACCTGATACTGCATCTGCAACTTTCTTTGTACCAAGCATTGTATATGCCTGTGCTTTAAGTGCAGCATTGCCAATCTTAGATAGGATACCATCATCCTCAGTCTCTTGCGATGATGACCCCGATGAAGCATCTGCCGAAGACGAACCCGAAACGACTGAATTTTTTTTTTCAACGGAAGGTTCAGTAGCCTTTATTTTGTTCAAAAAAGAGTCTATAGGAATATCTTTTGTAAACGAAGGGTCAATAGAACCTACCCATCCATGCATTTCCTTTGCATAAGAAGGGTCCTGCATTTTCTGAATGAATGTAGCGTATGGAACATCGGTTCCGTATGTTGAATCATTTTGCACAATCCAACCATATAGGTCTTTTAAATACTTCTCGTTCATTTGCTTTGTTTTAATTTGTTGTTATTTGCCTCCCGGTCTTGGTGCAGGTGTTTTCTTCACCGGCGCAGGCGCAGGCGCAGAAGCAGGAGTCGGCTCAGCCTTTGCTTTTTTATCAGGATTGCTTTCAAAAAAGTTTTGAGCTTCTGTTGCATTTGCATTTTGAGACAACCAATTTAAAATGTTTTTAACTTGTGATTTATCATCTACAGAAAAAGTAACACCCTTTTCTTTTGATATGTCCTGTCCTTTCTTGTATATAATAATGTCATCTGTAGTTCCAAGTGTGCTTTCATCAGCCTCAAATGTAAATCCAAGACCACCAAATGTAGAGTTTAAATTAGATGCAGTTTCTGTAGCTTTATTTGGCATTATCTGACTGTCTAAGCTTGAAGACACATACTCATTTATGTCTTTAGTATAAGACTTTTGCCCAGTCTCTTCTGAGCCAATTGCTTTTCCGGGTTTATTTACAGTTTTCCCTTGAGAGAACTCTCTCGCATACTTAACAGCGTCTGTCTCATCAATTTGAGTGTCTGAAATATACTTTTTAGCATATCCCATGATACTTGATATAGCGCTTCTTACCTCATCAGGTGTTTTAGGAGCAAACTGAACATATTGCCCATCTGGTCCCATTACGTTGAAAATAGGATTCTTGTCTGCGTCTTCTGTTATATAGTTAGAAATGCCTATTTTATTTAAATAATTACTTGCATCACTTTGCTCGTTAACGCTACCTGTAAAGAATTTTCCTACGTTCTCTCCAAGATTTTTAGCGCCTTGCTCTTCTTTTTTAACTCCATATTCAAACTGCTTTCTTCCAAGTGTAACATCACTTAATTGACCTGTAGATGATTGAATTTTTTTCTCTACATCAATCTTGCTGATTATTTGGTTTCTTGCATAATCAAACGCTTCTTGTCTCTGCTCTTTATAATGAGGACCATTAGGGTCTATTACATTTAATCCTGTTGATGGGTCAACCATTGCCAATATTTTAGTCTTATCTTTTGCCGCCAACTCCTTATCATAAGTATATGATTCAGCGCCATACTTACCTGTATTTTGAGTTAGTATAGACATCATGTTGTATGGCACAGATAAATACTTTTCTACGTTATTATCTATTGACCTTAAGAACTCGTCAGCAGCTTTTTTACCCCCCGGAAAAGTCTTCTCCATCATCTCAGGAGAGTTTAAATATTCAGTAACGCTACCTGCTCTTGACATTTTAGCCGCTTGCAAAACAGCCGTTCTTAAAGCTCCCTTAGATTCAGCGTCCCTTGTAGTATTGCCATCTAAATCAAACGTAGGTATATCTGTCTGCATATTCTTCATGCCTGTACCAACAGGAATAATTTCTCCTGTAAGTTCCATTAGTCCCGTCTTCTCATTTTTTTTCATCTTGGCTAAATTGATAACCCCTGTTGCAGGGTCTACAACAGCTTTTGAATTAGAGAAATCAGCATACGCTTCTATTGTAGACATATTAAAAGCATTTACAGCCTGAAGGGAATTGTCTGTTATTCCTTTCATTTTTTTTGCGTATTCGCTTTGATATGTTTTTTGAAGATCAAATAACGTGTTTGTCCCATCTAATATATTGTTGTTAATTAAATTAATTTGCTTTTCACTTATTTTGCCTGCTTTAAAAAGTTTCATGGCAATTTGTTTTTGCTTAGTAATAGCATCAACGGCATTACTCGTAAATGCATTACCATCCCTATATTGGCCCATAGGAGAATTAGCCAATGTTTGAGAAAGTTTTCTATCTCTCTCTTCAATACCAGCTTTTCTGTTCTCCCTATCCTTTATATCGGCATCAATAACGTCAGTAAATCCTTTTGCGACTGACGCCCAATCCACATAACTTGAATTTTCTCTTGATTGATATCCGTAACCTATTGGCATGTGTTTTTATTTTAAAACTTAAAGTAATTGTAAGCATCCATCCAATTTGGAGTTTTAAATCCCGAACCAAGTTTAGAGCCTTCGTTGAAATTTGTATTATTATACATCTGTTGCTCCGCAAGAGATTTCCAAGAAGGCATTGTCTGAAAAGAACTTACATTTAATTTAGATGATGGAACTTGTTGGGCCCCTGATGGTTTTTGTACATTTGGTATACTTGAAACTTGACCTTGATTATCAGTTTTATTTGTATCATTCCCTTTCCCTCTTCCAATAATCAATGGCACTTGCCCAAGACCATACTCCAGTGCTTTTGCTCCGGTCTGATATCCTTGTTGTATAGCCATAGCTCTTGCTTTAGCAGCGTCTTCAGACTGTTTATTATATCCTTCAGCTTCTGATAAACTAATTTGTGCCAAATTCGTTTTGATTTTAGCATCTTCTTCAGCGCTCATCTTCTCAAGGTTTAATAAATCAGCATTAAGAGCATCTCTTTGAGCGCCTTGAGCTTCATTTTGAGCCAATTGAATACGTCCTGCTGTAGCTGCTGCGCCTCTGTCTCCTTCTTGACCTGCCGCTATAGCCTGAGCTCCTTGAGCAAGTAACGCTTCTCTTTCTCTTTCGTAAGCCTCTTTATTGATACCAAGCGCATCGAATGGATTAATGTTTATTTGTCTTTTAGCTTCTTCAAGCGCCTTTGTGGCATTTTGTTCGGCTTCTCTTTGCAACTTCATTTGTTTGCTTGCCTGAATAAAAGATGTAGCAGCAAGGCCCGTAGCAATTAATCCTCCTATAGGCCCCCCTGTTGCAAGACCTGTGGCAATTCCTGCGCCTGCGTTAGCTAATGACGCTGCTGATGCAGGGTCTTGTGCTCCTGTTGCGTTTCCTGTTGATGCTCCCATAATTATAAATATTTAATAAGTTCCTCTGTATATGACGCACTCTTTATATAACCAAGTTTCTCGTATGTTTCAACTAGACCTTTATTGTCCATTAAAGAGTATGCATATTTGTATCCTAAATTTCTTGCAATATTTGTAAGTGTCATTATAAGCAATGATACTGACTCTTTTCTTTCAGGCTTTTTTCTGTAAGTTTTGCTTGATATAATCCAATCAACCCAAGCTATTTTAGAATTTGTGCTATACAAAAAACCTGCACAAATCGGTTCATCTTCATCCACAATCATACACCCCCCAATTCCATTGTCAGGTAAGAAGTCTTTAGATGGAGGAGTAAACCCCCAATCCTTCCACCAACCTACAAGAATGTCATCGTAATCTGAGCTATTTAGTATTCTTACATCTAAAGCCATATTGATTACAAATATATCAATTATTAAGGAAAACTTTTCATGACCTCTGAGCCAACTCCAAACAATTCAATCTTGCTTGACGAGCCATTGGTTATGTCAAACACGCAGTAGTGACCTAATACTCCATGAGATTCAGCAACTGAGTTTTTAACTGTGAAAAAGTAGTCGTCATCGTCCGGTATGGAAACAGTTCCCGGAGGAGTTGTATCTATAACTAATTGGTTTATTCCTGCAGGATAATTTTGAATTATATTTGACACCACGCCTGCAAAGAATGTTGTTGTATAAGCAGGAGGTATAGCAAAATAAACGCTATCTCCAATACTAACAACTCCTCCTATTGATATTAGCGGCACAATAGAGAAGTTTACCTCTGTATAACCTGCTTGTATATCTCTACTTATACTTCTGCCTATTCCCGTAACCGCTCTTGTAGACAATTCTCCTGAAGCATCATTTCTAATAAACGCAAAGAATGTCTGCTCTTTCTTTTCAAACCACGTTGATGTAATAAATCCTGAGTTCTGAAGGTCAGTTACCAATGTAGCATCCCACTTAGAGTCTCCTTGCAGCACAATGGTTTTAAAAAGCTTGTTCTCAAGAACTCCTTCGTTGATAACGCCAACTAACCTTGTCGGAACAAATGGACCGGGGGGAGGCGGAACTAAAAATTTGTCATACCACTGCTGATAGAAAGTATTTCTGCTTTCATTCACATTGTGTTTATAAAGGTCTCCGCCTTTAAATGTGTACAGGTAGTTGTTCATCCCTATTATCCAATCAGGATAAAAAGAGTAGAATGACGGCCAACCTTTTGCGCCTTCACTATATGTTAATGTATATGACATAGTTTATTATTTTTATTTTTCACACCCACAACTATCGAATCCTATAAATCCTATACCTGAAATAACTGTTGGTGTTGTATTATTTTTACAACAAAAAGTTGATCCGTTATATGCAAAATAAACATTTTGCTCAATGCCTGAACAATTTATAAATGAAACTCCAAGTATACCTTCAATACCAAATACTACATATCTATTGCAATCTTGACTACAGCAACCACAAGTTTGATAATGAACTAAGTCTGCCTTACCAAATATTATATCAGGCGTTGTGCCATATACTACACATAACGACTCATCAAAAGGGCCTGTAAATGTTTGCTCAACAACTGCTTGTTCTGCGCAACTTTCATACCTAACCGTTACCGTTCCTAACAAAGCAGTAATAGTCCATCCTGAGCATGGGTCTGAGCAACATGCTGTGCATATCTGCTCAGGTAAAAGAACGCATTCAACTTGCTCTCTTGTTACGATGCCATCAGAATAAAATCCGTTAGGAGAACAAATAGTAAGTGCTGCATCGTCAAACACAGCAGTCGATGAACTTAAAGATGGTCCGTTGATGTAAAAAGGTTGTGTATATGGCATATATTTATTTTTTAAGCTCCACTAATACAATCGCAACAAGATGCAATTGGGTCATTTTCGCTATAACATAATTGAACAGGAACAGAATCTCTCAAATCCCATATCAAATACAATGTATCTCCATCTACCGTATCAGGCGTAGAAAACTCTGCATAGTTTACATTGTATATTGTTACATTTGGACTTGCCACACTTGATGCTGCAATCATTGCACTAATATCAGAAACATTATTTTCATACAGAGTATTTGTTCTAAGGTATCTAAACTTATCTGATGCAGGGTCAAATACATAATCATCATCTCCTATCTTGTTTGTTTGTATTCTAACTGTGCTTCCTTGCGTAGGGAATGAGCCTGCTCCTGCAAATCCTGAAATCAAACTATACCAAGAAACAAGAGGGTTCTCTGTACCTGATAAGAATGTTACAAGATTAGATTGTGTTGGTCCAACAAAAGAACCTACATCATATCTGTATTCTGCATGTATTGTCTTTTCTGAATCGTAATTATTGGTAAGTACAACTTGAACTACCTTCATAGCCTCAGGTGTAGGGCAATTAACAGTTACATCTAAAACGACGTTGCCTGAATGTTCAATTTCAATTTGAACTGTGTCTACATAGTTAAGGTTTTTATTAAACGTAAGGCTGTCGCTAAAATCTATAAACCCTGAAGTAAAATCATTTCCATTATAAAATGCTGTAACTTTAAAATCTTCCCCTGAATCAATGCTTACTACTGTCCATACTATATCAACAGGTCCAACAAGAGCACCTAAGTTTACACAATAGTTTTGTGTTGTATTCCCTGACAACGTAAATGTTTGAGATGTACCACAAGCCAAGCATGATGGGTTGTTTGACAACTCTCTATCAGTCATGCATAACACATACTCATTCATGTATGGGTCAAACCCTCCAAGTTTCTGAGTAGAGAATGACGCATTGAATGTATCTCTAAACCATGTCCTCATGTTCAAATCTGAGATTACATTTAACTGCTCATTAGAATATGAGTTACCTTGAAGCTGAATTACTGCTCCTCTTTTGGCATCTGTAAAGAACCTATCGTAACCCCATTGTACATAGCTCTCAGGATTGAAACTAATGCCGTATTTTTCGGTTCTTGCAATCTGTGTACCCAACACCTCAGGAACTGATGAAATAGCTCCTCCTGCGGCTGAATCAGACAGCAAATTCTTACCTGCTAATACATAGGATATTTTATCCTCTTGCAAAACAAGCACGTCAGTTTCTCTTCCGTCCATTTTGTATATCTCTCCAAAAGAAATCTCTAAAGCCTTATAGTTAAGCAATCCTGAGTTAAACTCATTTAGCTTATTTAAATTGGTCTCAGGATTATAAATACCACTATAAGTAATGTCAGCAAATCTATCTGACTCTTTATAATCTTGAGCAGCAACTGTAGTTACTCTATTCCCTAAATTAAAAGAACGTCCTGAAATAGAGTCTCTTATTTTATAACTCTCTACACCATTTCCAAAAGCAAAGCAATTAAAGAATTGAGTATCAACTATACCGGGAGTATTTGTAGCAATATCTTGATTTTGAATATTGCCCATGTGATTACCATCTGCATCAACTTCAAAAGACAAATCATTCTCAAAAAACACATCAGGCAAAGCTTCGTCAGGTTCTGTTTCAAATACAAATACGGTATCTGCTCTAAATACTTGAATGTCTAATATTATTGACGATGCTCTTGCTGCAGTGGGTCCGCAAGACTGAACGGCGCTTATGCATAAACTAAGTCTATTATTTGACTCTCTGCACCATTGCCAATGATTTGTATCAAAAGTATATCCAATAAATATTGGGCTAGCTAACAATGCAGTAAAATATTCATTTCCCACCGGAGTAGCTCCAGATCCAACAGTAGAAGTGCCATTATTTATAAACTCTTTTATATTATCTCCATTCCACCAATCTCTCATATCATTATACGTAGTGGAAGAAATAAAAGTTTGAGACCAAGTATATATTCTTTTTTCGCAACTCCTATTGCCATCTCCCGGGCCTAATCTCTGAGTGGTTATATTTATGCTAATTTTGCTTCCTGCAGGAACGGTATAATCAACCCAAACGCCGGGAGATGTTTCCGTATTCATATCGTATGACATTATAGGGAATCCTCCATTTAATGCAGTCTCTGTTTTAGTTCCGGGAGAAATTATAGCGTATGGGTCATCTGTTACCGAAAATGAGTTTGGATTTATTTTCATGTATACGCCACCGGGAGGAGTAACTCCTGTAACAGGCTCAATAAATCCTTTTATTTTTGACTCTATCTCAAGCACAGTAGCATATACGCAAGTTTGCGTTGGGCCATTAGAGTCTCTTTTAACAATAAACCTATCTCCACGTTCCACCTTTCTTGCATTTTCTCCTTCAAGAAGAAAATATACTGCATTATCTGTTGGGCTAGAAAAAAATATGCTTGAGTATATAGTATCGTAATTCTCTTGGTCAGGCTTAATTACAAACTTATATCTCTTTGCCCAATAAGGAGCGACTTGTGAAGTTGGTATAGTTACATAAATAGAGTTCTTTGTATCTGAATTTGAACATGGCACATACTCTGTATTGTTCAAACTTACTAATGCTGTACTTGACCTGTTAAACTCATCCATATAAACAATACCAATCTCGTAACCCCTATTGCTATGCAAGCTTTTTGGACTTGCTATTTCTTGGAATGTAGCACTTGCCGAAGTGACACTATAATACTCAAAAGCATAATCAACAGGAGTGGTAAGGTTATCTACGTACTGCATAGCAATCATTTGGAAACCTATAATCTTACTTCCCGGACTTGTTATTATTTTAATAGGCTGACCCAATCCTGATATACCACTTGCATATTTTTCTAACGCATCTAAATTTTGAGGTAGTGCACAATTAAGCTTGTCTGTAAATGTAAACCCATTGCAAGGGTTTGTAAGGCCTGCAGGATCATATACAGGAAGTATATTAGCAAGAGTACCAACGGCATTTTGAAACTCGGCGCTTGTTGCCATCTGATAAACAGATGTATAATCTTGAGAAAGTGTAAAGTAAAAAGAAACATTTACGTTTGATGTTGTTTCTGCAGGAGTTAAAGGTCCTGAGAATGATTCATGCGTAATCGTTATGTCTAATGAAAATGACGCTCCATTTTTTAAATTTGGCTCAACTGATATAAAATCTACATTTACTACTGAATTAGGAACTACAACACTTCCATTGACAGTATAAGCATCGCCTGTTGTTGTATTATCAAAAAGCAATGTATCTCCTATTATTTCTGTAACAAGACTTGTTTGATAATTAAGGCTTATTGTCCTTCCTGTTTTGTCAATCAAATCGTATCCTTCAACATAGTTTCCATACATAAGCCTATTACCCATAATGGTCTGAGCCTTTGCGAATCTTGGAACATTATCAAATAATCTTAAAAGTTCAGATTCAGGAAGTATTGTGAATATTTTGCTATTATCAAAATAGTATTGATAATTAGTATCGTCATTTAACCCCAAATCTTTCTTATCAAGCTTCTCTATAATTTTTATTATATTGTTATTGGCTTGCTTAAAAAGTAAATCCACACCCACTACAAGCGGACCTCCTGTATTGTATGTAATCCTTGCAGCATTACAAAGATTCACCATTCCCTCATTCAAGTAGCTGTTTATGCTAAACTCAAAATTCTGAGGAAGAAAAGCAGGAGCAGACCATTGAGATGTAGCAGAATATTCGCCATCGGCATATCTATATCTATAAGCAAAGCAAATGAATCTTGTATCCATATAGTTTTGCTGACCACCTGTAACTATAGGTTCAGCTCCGGGAGACTCAATAGGAGGCTTCTTAACTACAAGTAAACACTCTGCGCTAAATTGATCTATAGACGCTACAGGATTTGGATACCTATTCGTAGTTGGTTTTACATTGAAAAATCTTGGAGGGTTATAATCATCCGTAAAAAATATCAAATTCTCTATCTTATCAACCCCTGTAATTAAATACTGCGGATTAAAATTCAATGTAGTAGCTAAACCTGACCCATCGTCTGTACTTATTATATGATAAGTCAATATACCTGTAAGTACATTTAAGGAAACTATCATATCTAATTTACCTGTTAGACTATCTCCTCCAAAGGTTGAGTCGTGAACAAACCAATAAATAGTTTCGTTTGCGCTATCGGCTATTGCGCCAATGCAAATCGCATCTGTACTTAATGGCGTGCCATCTATATATGTTAGAGCAGTTAAAGCTAAATTACCCTTTGAATTTTCAATGGCGCCAATCTCGGAGTTCTCTGTAGAACCCATACGTACATTCATGGCATCTATGTATTCTCCATTTGGGATTACACGTTGGTCATAGACCTTATTCATTCTGCCTGCTAAGAAATTCCTTGTAAGATTTGCCATTTTATTTTATTGTCTTGTCCATACCCCTAAGATTCATTAATAGTCTACCGGGATGAATATTACTCATTCTTATTTTTGCATTTCTAAGTAAAGCACCCCTCTCTTTTCTTGCTCTATTTACAACATACTCTTGCACACCAAATTTAGAATTTAATAACTCAAATCTAATGGCTGCATAAATATACTGCTCAAACAATTTATTAACCGTAACTAAAGAGTTATCTCCATTCTCCATGCCATCAGAAATATACTCAAGAATACAAGTCTGACCTGCCATTCCTGAGTCAAAGTTAATAACACCATTCTTCTTATCAATATTAAACGTAGGATTAAAATTAGCCGTTTCTGTATTCAATCCATAAGCAGCACCTATGCCATAATCAAAGTACCACATACCGTCTACATACCATCCCCATTGGCCATTAAACTGATGTCCTTCGTTAAGATATATACTCTTCTTTGTTCTGTGTATTCTATCGTAGTCAATATTTGAGTCTTGAGGTCTTAAGATATTCCCAAATTGGTCAAATAATATGTTGCCTTGATTGTCCTGAAGGTAAGCATTTGAAGATAGAGTTTGAATATTCTCAGTCAATGGCCTTAAGTATCCATCCTTGTAAAGAGATATTCTAACCCAATTAACAAAGTCAGAAGGCAATACATATCTGAGAGAATCAACTACTGATAACTCAAGAACTTTAATTTCTTTGAATGCATCGTAATTCAATTCCTGTATTGCTCTTTTAGCATGGAATAGTATTTTATACTTCTTTTCATTATTTACTAAAGAGTGATTTCCAGTATGCATCAACATGAAGTTGTTGACTATATCAAACAAGCTAACATATTGGTAAGAACCCCAATTTGCATCTTGGGGTGTATTACCTGAGTTTGCATAGTATTGATAATCTGATATATATGCCATTGTCTATTATTGTTGTTGACTGAATGTTGGTTGTTCGTGTTGCTCTTGAGCCATTGCAAATTGAGTAACCTCGCTCTCACGTATAGAAACACCACAATATTGTAAAATCTTCATTACTAATTTAAACTCATCTTCTTGAGGCAATTCAAAATCTTGATAGTCAGGTTGAGATTGGTCAAACACAGGCTCGCCTGCAGCAAGTGTAATATAAGTCCATTTTGGCTCCTTAGGATATCTAAAGTAAGCGCATTTAACTTGACCCAATAAACCAAGCGTAAATGTTGTAGAGAATGGGTACAATTGAATCAAAGTAGAGTCTTGAGTATAAGCAGGAAACATACTGCTTGGTGCTGTTAGATTAGAAAGATTAAGGCTTGTAATCTTGCCTGTACTTACTTTTTCAGACTCTACATAGTTCTGAGCAGATACGATATAATAATCATCTCCTGTAGAAGTAAATATATCAGCACTTAAAAATAATTCTGTGTCTGTAAGAACTTCATAGACAGTTGCAAGCTGAGGAGGAGCTGCGCTCCAATTAGCAACTATATCTCCGGCTTTAACACCATCTGCTATAAATGTTGCTGTACTATCTATTAATCTAAATGCCGAAACGCCATCATTGAAGCTATTGTCTTTTAATATTGTTGGATAACAAACCAATCTATTAATCATGTACGCCTCATTGCCTGTAGTCGTAAGAGATGGTATATAAAATCTGTTTCTTGTTATACTTGGCAAATCGTAATTAAAAGGCTTTAAGAAATCATCAACAAAAAAATACTCCATCGTTTCTCCAATTGCCTTATTGATATCAGCATAATCGCTTCCTGATGTACGAATATTCTCAGCAGTAACAGTTTTATTATAGTTACTAAAGTATTCTTCGTAAGCTTCCAATTGCGCTTGCTTTGCATAAAGATTAAAATCGGATGGAGATATATATCCGTAGTTATTTTTATTAAGCACAGACAGCACTGTGTTTCTAACCGAGTTTATCATTGCTCACTTTTTTACAAATATACAAAAAAAAAGAGGGCGTAGAAACGCCCTCACACATGAATCATCTTTAACAAAAAACAAATCAAAAACAAATATTAAGACATTGACGCGTCTAGCATTTTTAATGAGTCTATACCTTCGTCACTTTGAAGGTAAGATGCCGCTGATTCATAAGGATCATCTCCAAATGGAATAGACATCATTTTCTTTTTATTAGTTGCGGTGTTAAACCAAATTTCTTTCTCGTTATTTTTAAGCACCAGTAATTTGTTGTCAAAAAACTGACGAATTTTAGCTTGGAATTTTAGCTCAGGGTCATTGATTAGATTTAAGAAATCTTTAGGTTCGTTCTTAGCAAATACCAATATATCCCTTTTTAATTCCGCTGTTGATATTGTAGATGGGTCTTTTCCAAACATAACTCTAGTTATCATCTCAATTTGCTCTATTGAAAGCTGACGAGCTTCAATTAAAGCATCAACCTCAATATTTAATTCATAAACCTCTTCACTTGCTTCTTTTTCTTTATCTACCTCTCCAAATATAATCCCATTCAATGGATGGTAGTGTAAAAACTGTTGTAATACAGGATTGTTTTTTGGTACATGCAAAAGACCATCGGTAAAAACAACAGGCTCTAAAATTGCATTTCCGTCTTGTTCATCTTCAAATGGAGACTTTTGGTTAACCGCATATCTAAGAGCACGGTTTACATTATTTTTTTCATCATACCACATTAAAGGAAAACGTGGATGGTTTCTTGATGAAAGCGTATAAGACAATGGATTGCCTTGTTTTAATTTATACGTCTTATTTGTTGGTGTTGTATTTTTTGACATTTTATAAGATTTAATTTGATTTAAGTTATTAAAAAAGCAGGGGATTTTAATGCCCCCTGCTTTATTATTCTTCTTACCTACTATCCATAACGGAAAAGTACGAAGTTGTTTGCACCTAAAGTACACACGCAACGCTCAGAAAGGAAGTTGACCTCCATTGCATCCAAGTCGCTCGTTTGAGCACCACCGGCAGAACCTGTAATCCAAGTTTTATATCTGCGGTCTTCAGCTTCAGAAGCACGGTATCTAACGTGTAAGAATGGTCTCTTAGCGTTTTTGCCCATGATTTGATCGTAAACTGATGTAGAACCTGCAGGAACTAACAAACCTGTAACGGTACCTGTTGCAGTAGCAAGAGTTGAGTTCAAACCACCACGCATTGTTGGGTCGTTTAAGTACTTCCAATCAGACTTGTAGAAATCGTAACCTCTACGGAATCCTGTGAAGCCTAAGTTCAACGCCATATTTACGTCATTGTCGAACAAACCGAAAGAAGCAGACTGAGCAACACCGCCCGAAGTGTAACCATTCAACTGAGCCAACATATTATCTACATCAAAGCTCAATCCACGATTACAGAACAATACGTTCTCTTCAATCGCTCCTTGCTTATCCAAACGAGATACGATTGAATCCCAATCAGCAAGAGTTGTAGGAGTACCTGCGCCCCATACGTTACCACGAGTATTTACAACGTAGAAGATACCTTCAGAACCTTTGTTACCAACGGTTGTGTTAGTAGTCTGAGTTGCAACACCTGAACCGGAAGCAGCAGGAACAGCTTCAATCATAGCAGTCTCAAGATAATCTTCAAAACGAAGACGAGTCTCGTGCTCTGATTTCAAATACCAAAGGTATCCTGTTGCGCCATTCTCAGTTGTTACTTCTACCCATCCAATCTGAGCCATATCAGAGCCATTTACAGCGTATTTGTCTTTGATAATAATTGGAGAGTTTGAATAGATATCATCTTCTGCTTCTAAAGAACCAACCATCCCGTTTTGTCCTTTTTTAAATTCAGAACCATAGATGAATACAGTACAAACTGTTGACACTGCGAAAGCTTGGCCACCTGATTCGTAGTAAGCTACAGTGAAAGTTGTTGCACTTGGAACAGCAATAACGATTCCTTTGTTGAAAACACCTGAAGTGTTTGACTGAATCATTACAGTTTGACCTACACGAATTGCAATGTAAGTAACACCTGAATCAGCTACTGTGTAAGTTGCTGTAGTAGCAGCCGCAGCTCCTGCAGTTGTACATGAAGTGTACTTAATGTGAAGACGACCTTGTTCTGCCCATTTGATTTGGTCAGAGTTAGAAGGCATCTCAGCACCTACCATTCTTAAGAA